CAAGTTATAGGGGTTGTGCCTAATGTGCCGCCAGCATTGGAGGTACATACCCAACCTGTGTCAGCCCAAGTGGTTCCTTGTTCGATGAAAGTGAACGCCCCCGGCACTTCCGCCCAAGTGTCCATATCCGTTGCACGAGTCCATGCCCCTGCCGCAACCAAGTAAATTCCATTGTTCTGACTCAGTGTCTGATCTTTAACCAAGCACCTATCTCCCGCAATCAACGCTACGCCATCAATCGTCTGCGTTCCAGACAGCGTGATGTTTGCCGTTGTTGCCGCCACGCAAGATGCCTTGGGGTCTAACCCTTGAGCCACAGAATCTACATACTGCTTAGTTGCCAATTCAAGCGCAGACGTTGGGTCTTGGGTAACGGTCACAGTAGTCAACCCGCCCAAGGTAAGACTTGACGCGCCCAATGCAATTGCAGTTGTTCCAACAGTCACAGACGAGTTGGTCAGGCTTGCGTTTGCAATGCTTGTCAGTGTGTTAGAAGCGCCACTGATGGTCTTGTTGGTCAGCGTCTGTGTGCCAGTTAGCGTAGCAACAGTTGAGTCAATGCCAATAGTGACAGCAGAAGAACCGTTGTAGGAAGTTCCAGTAAGTCCAGTGCCAATGGTCAAAGCATTTGTGGCTGTGGCAGTAACTGTAATTGACCCACCTAAACTTACAGGCGACCCGTTGATTGTGACTGCGCTATTTGTTAATGACGCATTTGCAATGTTAGTCAGCGTGTTGCTTGCACCGCTGATCGTCTTATTTGTAAGAGTTTGCGTTCCAGTCAGCGTTGCAACTGTTGAATCAATTGCAATTGTTACTGCAGCAGAACCATTGTAAGAAGTACCTGTAAGTCCTGTGCTAATTGTCAGTGCATTTGGTGATGCCGCTGTAATAGTACCTGCAGCGCCAAGGGCAACCGTGACGCCATTGTAAGTTACTGAACTGTTTGTTAAACCCGCGTTAGGGATAGTAGCTACTGCGGTAAGAGCGCTTGTGCCATTACCAAACACATAGCCAGTCAAAGTACCTGTTCCTGTACCACCGCTTGCAACATTAAGCGTACCGCCAAGAGTGATAGCGCCAGACGTTGCTGTATTTGGTGTAAAACCAGTTGATCCAGCACTAAACGATGTCACTCCACCAGCAAGAGAGAACTGTCGCCATATGCCTGAAGAGAAACCATCAAATGTTGAAGTAGTTGTGTTGAATCTAAATTGGCCTTCAGCGCCAACGGGTTGCTGACCTGTTGTGCCTGACACTACAGTCATTGCGCCTGTACCTGGAAGTACTACGTTATCTGCAATAGTTAATGTAGGGTCACCTGCGCCATTGCCATCAGTAACAGTAATTTGATTGGCTGTGCCAGTAATTTGGCGACCTGCAATTGTGGTGCCGCCTACAATTGCAAGCATACTCGTGCCAGACATATTTGCAATAGCTGCAGCGATGCCTGTCAGTTGAAAAGTTGGATTGCCAGAAACCCCATTGCCATTGGTAATTGAGATGCCATTGCCTGAAGCCGTCAGTGTTCTAGGGGCTACAGTTGCGCTGCCTGTTTTAGCAATGATACCATTGCCCGCAACTTCTAAACTACCAGACGCGCCATTCAATGTTATTTGCAACGTAGACTGCGCACCGCCATCAACTAAACCTATGCCTGTGCTGCCTGATAGCGCACGACTATTAGCTAATTGCGGAGTTTGATTAACTGTTAAATAGGTATACGGTTGACTTGGCGATGCTGAAATGGCGCCCGTTGTTGTCTGAACCGTAACGCCATTTTGAACAATAGGCACTGACTCGGTGCCTGTGATTGCACCAGCTACTGGTAGTTGCGTAATTTGTATATTGGCCATATTACGGACTCAGGTTATCAAGGTTGCCATTAGTCTCCGGAGTATCTGTATTCTGCTCCGGCGAGATATTGTACGTATTATAAGGCCCAGTGATCAGAGAGTCTTGGTTTGCAGCTACACTGACATCAGGCCTTGGAAATCTAAGTGCAATCTTTTCAGGCTGCCGCGCTGGTAAACGGTATGGGTCAAACTGATCTCTGCAACCTTGGTCACAAACTTTTAAGCCTGGGTTATTGCCATCAGGCATCAATTCAACATACGCTCTCTTCATGTGACACCTGTCACAAATTGCAATACTTAATACTGCATTGCCAAGAGTATCAAGCGTACGTGGCATACTTACCTCCAGTGCATTGTACGTCAACTTGAGATACTTGTACTAGTTTTTTTGCTTCAAGCGTTGCGCGTCTTGCAGCCACGCGCCTAGCTACTTGTTCAGAAGTTTGCTTATGAAAACCTTTTAGTAAGCTCATCTTGTATAATACGAGATATTCGGGGCAAAATAAATTGGACTCTTGTCTCTTTCTTCCTGCTCAGCAATATTCCAATACTTTTCAGCTTGTCCTTCAAGATACTGAATACGCTCTCCAGCAATTGTAGGTAGCTCCATGGCCATCTGATGCGCGAGCATATTCTGAATGGCCAGATACCATCTCTGGGGAATTTCTATCTCACCTGATAAATCACCTACATCCTGAATTTGCCGATGTCTCCAGACCACGAGTTGTGGCGCGAATGACGATGGGGCAGGCCATACATACATTGCAGGCTGAGGAATGTTACGGTCAAACCAAAATTGCAGCGGGTAAAGGCTGGTAAAGTTCTTGTTAGGCAAGTTCGTGTAGTCATCACGATTCAGTCGTGCAAGCGGAATTTCCGTGGCGTTTGAGCCAAAAACAACTTGATAAACACCCATATTAGCGCCTGCTGTTTGCAAGATTCTCCAATACGGTGTGCTGGCAGAAGGTTCTAAGTCGTAGTAAAGCCATGTGCCTGCAGACCAAGTAACAGCTCCAGGACTATAAACCGTTGTCCAAGTGGTTCCATCGGTAGAAGACTGAATTGAGAGGGTCACTGAGCCGGATATTGCTGGTAGTATACCCACGGTCCCCATGTAGATGTCATTTCCAGACCCGTTATTGATGCCAATAAAGCCCGAGTTGTTGGTTAATTGACAAATGTTGGTGTACTGGCCATCAAAGGCGTTAGCCGTAACGCCCGACGAACTATTTGCGCCAGTGTTATTGGCAGTGACTGTTCTGTAATTGGAGTTTAAAACATCTACCGTGCCAGTTGGCAGGTAGTAAACATACTTTTCAGGATTGAGACCTATGACTGTCTTGTCAATACACCAGTATTGAATTCCGCGATTTGCAAGATTAGAAAGCAAGTAATAGAGACTGTCTTTTGAAGACTGTACTTGCTCTGAAGTTAACTCTTCGGCCAGCTTGCCGGCGCGCCGAGCGCCATGGTCAATTAGATTCTGAACCGTAATTGTTGTTTGGCCAACTGTTCCACTAGTGCTCATACATTACCACCCAGGACAATTCCAACGTTTAAGGGATGCGGCCTTACGAGTAAGCTCGCCTTTTTCATCGCGCTTAGGCCCCGGCATTCCAGACATTCTAGCACAGAATGAATCCTTACGACCTTGATCAGCTTTTGTTTTTGGGTTAGGCGCAGGCGCTTTAAGATTAGAGCCAGTTGCTCGATTAAACTTATCGCGGCCTTTTTGCGTCAATCCTGCGCCTTGACTTGTGGGTAGCTTCTCACCACGAGAAACTGAAAGTCTTGGCTCACCGCCATCTTTCATCTTTTTATCTGCTTTCACAAACTCTTTGCCGACTTTTTGGGGCACACCACCAAAGCCGCCCTTGGTGTGAGCGGCGGCTTGCATCAAACGATGTTGGGCTGGTGATTTGCTTGGCATGATTAGCCACAGAAAATTGTGATTGCAGCGCTTGTTGGCAATGTTACATGAATGCTCGTATTAAAGCGAATTCCGTTACCGGGCAACAGCGTTGCAATAACAGCAGTGTTCGTTGTAATATCCAACTCCAGCAATAGCGTGCCGCTTGCACCACCATCACGAATTTCAATTGTGCCAGCCGTACCACCGGGCTTAATTTGATAGCCACCAAGATTGGTTGCGCCTGCGTAAACTGACCCTGTAGCATTTGCATGTGCAGAGAATATATTCGTTAATGTGCTCATAATAAATCCTTAAAAGGAAGGGGCCGAAGCCCCGACCTTGATTAGCAAGAACCGCCGTAAGCTTTTTTCATCTTACCACCGGCTTTGTACTTTTGAATTACGCCACCTGTAGCGTACTTCTCAATTACTCCACCAGTTTTCAGACCTTTATGAGCTTTAGACGCAGACTTATCTGCATGAGACTTAAGATCGCCCTTAATGCCTTTAATAGCTGACATCTCAGCTTTGTGCATCTTAGGAGACTCTACCTCACCGCCCTTTTTACGCATCATCGGTGCAGGCATAGCACCAGTTTCCATACGAGTGGGGATACCACCCATACCGATACCGCGCTTAGGCATGGCGGGAGCCATACCGCGGCGAACAGCCATAGGAGCACCACGTGCAGAATCACGTTCAGGAATAACCCCGCCCATGGCTTTCTTTACGGTGCCGCCTTTTTTAAGCTTCAGTTCAACTGAAGGCTCAGTGGTTTGCATCTTAGGCATAGGTTTAAACTGTCCCATGATGCTCTCCTTAAGCAAAAGCTTTGTAAACGATTGTTACACGGCCAGCGCCAGCTGTTGGCGCAGTGCTTGTATAAGCGTAGGTCAATGTGGCGTAATCCACATCGGTAGTACCTACGT